TGGTCTGGATGCGGAAACAGAATTGGCTAACATCTTGTCAGCTGAAATTCTGTCAGAAATCAACCGTGAAATCGTTCGTACAATCAACTACACCTCTACAGCCGGTGCTCAAACGGATACCACAACTGCTGGTACATTCGATCTTGACACAGACTCAAACGGTCGTTGGTCAGTTGAACGCTTCAAAGGTCTGATTTTCCAAATCGAACGTGAAGCAAACGAAATCGCCAAGGCTACTCGTCGCGGTAAAGGTAACATCCTGATTACTTCTTCAGATGTTGCAAGTGCCCTTCAAATGGCTGGTGTTCTGGATTACACTCCAGCTCTGTCTTCGAACCTGAATGTTGATGATACAGGTAACACCTTTGCTGGTGTCCTGAATGGTCGTGTTAAAGTTTACATCGATCCATACTTCAGCTCAGCTTCTGGCAAGCAGTACTTCACAGTAGGCTACAAAGGTTCAAGCGCATTTGACGCCGGCCTGTTCTACTGCCCATATGTACCGCTCCAAATGGTTCGTGCAGTTGGCGAGAATACATTCCAACCTAAAGTAGGCTTTAAAACGCGTTATGGTGTTGTTGCTAACCCATTCGCTACTACAGCCGCTGACGGAACGATTGCTTTCGCTAACAAAAATATCTACTACAGAACGGTTGGCGTATCTAACCTTATGTAAAGATAACAAGAGTGGGGTTTACCCACCACAGATCAAGCCGGGACTTCGTGTCCCGGCTTTTTTTGTGTCCTGGATAGATAAATAAAGCATGAGCGCAAAACAACCAATAAACATGAATTACCTATCTCCTCTAGGTTTTAGGTTCCTACTTGATAGGACACCAACTACTGAGTACTTCATTCAGTCTGCCTCTATCCCTTCTATCACTCTAGGTGAGTATACACAAGACACTCCTTTTGCCAATATTCCACTACCAGGCTCAAAATTACGCTTTGAGCCTGTTGACTTTTCGTTTAGAGTAGACGAAGATATGAAGAATTATATGGAACTGTATGAATGGCTGTCAGGTCTTGGCTTCCCAGAATCATTTACTCAGTATTCCAATTTTATTAATCAGAAGCGAGCAACTAGCGTTGCTGGTGATTCGGCAGAGGATGCCTATAGTGATGGATCGTTAATTATTATGACAAGCGCACAGAATCCTAATGTTAGATTAAGTTTTAAGAGCATGATTCCTATTTCCTTGTCTGCTCTTACATTTGACACCCGAAGCTCAGACGTCGATTATCTTGAAGCACAAGTGACGTTTGCTTACACATATTATGATATAGAAAAAATCTAAAGGACCCTCAACATGACAGTATTAGTAACAGGCGCTAGCGGCTTCATTGGCTCACGTTTATGCGAACGCTTGAACGAACAAGGAATTCCTTACTATGGTATCGACTTAAAGACTGGTCAGGATATCAATGACTTTGACTTTGATTCGTTCGGTAAGAATATAGTATTTAAAGCTGTAATCCACTTAGCTGCAAAAGTAAGTGTTCATGAGTCTAAGAAGAATCCAGATCCATTCTGGGAGACGAATGTAGAGGGATCCAAAAAAGTTTTTGAATGGGCACAAAAAAAGAACTGCAGAATTGTTGCAGCTAGCTCGTCAAATGCTAAGTGGTGGTATCTGAATCCATATGCTACTAGCAAGGCAGTGATGGAACAAGTAGCGCCCTCAGACGCCGCGCTATTACGTTTCTACAATGTGTATAGCACCGATATCCGTCAAGACCTACTCCTTGGTAAGATCAAACGAGGAGAAGTAAAATACAAAACAGATCACTATAGAGACATGATTCACGTCGATGAGGTATGTCAAGTTATCGAGAAGCTACTCCATGCCAACTATGCAAAAGTGTCAGGTGTTATTGAAGTAGGTACTGGTCATACACAATCTATCAAAGAGCTTATCGAGGCTTGTGATGTAGATGTTCCTCTAAAGAAGGTTACAGGCGAAGCACAAGTAACTCAAGCAGATACAACTCGACTAAATGAAGAGTTGAACTTTTACCCTAAAAGCAGTATAATGAAAGATCTTCCGTCATTGCTTAAGGGTGAACCAGTTGAATATTGAAGAAATTGTAGCCGAGTGGGCTAAGGATTGTAAGCTAGATGATACTGAGTTAGACTCAGAAGCTCTCAATGTACCTTATCTACACGCAAAGTATCTTAAACATCTAGCAGATACACGTATTCGTATGCGCGCATCAGCAATCAAGAAGAAAGAGTTATGGATCACTCTATCAGATTACTACAGAGGTGATCTGAATAACGTCGAAGACCTTGAACGTGTTAAACGTGAACCCTGGCCTAAGACAGTATTAAAGAACGATCTGCCACAGTATGTTGAGGCAGATGCAGATATGATGAAACTTAATTCCAGGATAGCAGTACTAGAAGAAACTGTTGGTGTCCTAGAGGAGATTCTCAAGGCTATTAATAATCGAGGCTTCGCTATTAAGAATGCTATCGATTGGCGGAAGCTAACGAACTTTGCTGAATGAGAGACTTAGTACAAAAAATAGATGATGTAATCATCGCAAGAAAGAAAGACGAAGTATACCTTGAGTTGTTTGCTGACCAAGGTTTGCTACGAGAGCTGTCCGATTACTTTACGTTTGAAGTACCAGGTGCTAAGTTTATGCCTCAGTATCGTAACAAGGTATGGGACGGTAAGATCCGTTTGTTCAATAACAAGAACCATACACTATACTATGGTCTGATACACCATGTAGCTAAGTTCTGTCAAGAGCGTCAGTATATGCTAAAGCTAGATAACAATATCGAAGCGGCAGATAACTGGTCGTTGAGAGATACCAAAGAGTTTGAGAAGGAACTACAACTACCATTTGAAGCTAGAGACTATCAGAGAGAAGCATTTACATATGCTGTACGGAATCGTAGAGGTGTTCTAGTATCACCTACAGCTTCGGGTAAATCATTGATTATCTACATGCTAGCACAACATTTTGCGGTAAAACCTGGCGGTAAAGTTCTAGTTATTGTGCCTACAACATCACTAGTGATGCAAATGGCAAAGGATTTTAAGGACTATGGATATGACCAGGATGTTCATTGTATCACTTCCGGTGTAGATAAGAATGCATTAGAACAAGTCACAGTATCGACATGGCAGTCAATTTACAAGCAGCCAAAGAGTTACTTTGATCAGTTTGATTGTGTTGTAGGTGATGAAGCACATTTATTTAAAGCTAAGTCGTTGACATCTATCATGACAAAGCTGACATCATGTAAGTATAGATTTGGCTTGACTGGTACATTGGATGGAGCACAGACTCATAAATTAGTACTAGAAGGTTTGTTTGGTCCTGTTAAGCAAGTTGTCAAAACGAAGGAACTTATAGATAAGAAGCAATTAGCAGACTTTAACATCAAAGCCATTGTTTTGAAACATACAGATGAATCATGCAAGGCACTTAAAGATGCTAAGTATCAAGATGAAGTAGATTGGATCGTACGCAATGAGGAAAGAAATAAATTCCTTACAAATCTAGCTTTATCTTTAGAAGGTAATACCTTGATGTTATTCCAGTTCGTGGAGAAGCATGGTAAGGTACTAGAACAAATGATCAGAGAAAGAGCAGAAGAAGGTCGTCAGGTCTTCTATGTACATGGAGGAACAGATGCCGATACCAGAGAGAGTGTACGTGCCATCACAGAAAAAGAGCAAGACGCCATTATTGTGGCCAGTTACGGTACTTTTAGTACTGGTATTAATATTAAGCGCTTGCACAACATCGTCTTCACCAGTCCAACCAAAAGCAGAATCAGAACCCTACAATCCATCGGACGAGGACTCAGAAAAGGGGGAGGAGACGAAGCAGCAGGAATCGAAGCCAAGCAGCAAGCTACGCTCTTTGATATTGCAGACGATATTACGTGGAAAGCCAAACCAAACTACACGTTGAAACATTTCGCAGAACGTATTAAGATATACAATGATGAGAAGTTCAACTATAAAATTTATAAGGTAAAGCTCAATGGAACTCAAACTAATACGGTTTACTAGCGGCGAACAAATTGTGGCCCAAGTTGATATGGAGTCAATGGTCCATAATAAGAGCAAAGTAAGGTTGTTCGAAACATATAAGATTATACAGGAACGTGGTAGTTATGGAGTACAGACTAGTTTAGTAAACTGGATGCCAATGAGAGAAATGACAAGCATCTGGGTTGCAACTAAAGATATCTCAACTATCGTTGATATTAATGAAGACACAAAGAAACTAATTGCTCAGTTTCAAGCAGATGAAGAAGAGTATGAGCAAGCAAATGAAATTATTAAGGAGGCTCTGAGGGGCAGGGAAATGGATAATGACGAGTTAGAAGAACTCTATGATTATGTTATGTCTGCTAATACTGAGAGACAAGTACACTAATGGCTAGATCTAAAAAACCAAAGAAGTATTATGTAAACAATAAAGAATTCCTTCAAGCTATGATTGAATTCCGGAACAGTGTCCAAGCTGCGCAGGCAGCTGACAAAGAGCGTCCTATTGTTCCTAACTATATTGGAACTTGCATTATGAAGATTGCTACACATCTATCTCATAAGCCTAATTTTATTAACTACACATTCCGTGAGGAT